ATGTGCGGTCGCTTTACTCAAATCCAGTCGCGTGATGACTATTTGGCGTTTCTCATTGAAGAAGCCGAAAGTGATATCCCCTATGACCCCGAACCGATAGGTCGTTACAACGTCGCGCCAGGCACTAAAGTTCTCCTGCTGAATAATCGTGATGACTCCCTTCACCTCGATCCCGTTGTCTGGTCATATGCGCCGGGTTGGTGGGATAAAGCACCGCTAATAAATGCCAGGGTAGAAACTGCGTCCACCAGCCGGATGTTTAAACCGTTATGGAATCATGGCCGGGCTATCGTGTTTGCTGATGGTTGGTATGAGTGGAAACGTGAAGGCGATAAGAAACAGCCCTACTACATTTACCGGAAAGACAGGAAGCCGCTCTTCTTTGCCGCGATTGGCAAGCAGCCGTTTGATGCAAGGGATGAGGCTGAGGGATTTTTGATTATTACTGCAGCGGCCGATAAAGGCCTGGTCGATATTCACGACCGTAGGCCATTAGTGTTTACGCCTGAAGCAGCGCTGGAATGGATGAATCCTGAAACTGCAGCGGCACAGGCCAGCGAACTAGCTCATGATGCTGCAGTACCGGCAGATGAAATGATTTGGCACCGGGTAACCCAAGCTGTGGGAAATGTGAAAAACCAATGGCCGGAGCTTATAGAACCAATGAGCGACATGAAATAATCAATTCACTCACTCACAGAATTTTGATCTCTGCCGGTTGAGATGAGTATTAATTTGACTTAAACCTTATGTTCACTACTAGCCTAGCTCATATAAAAAAATAAACAGTTAGTTAAATATTGTCCAAGACATGCTGAGCAGCCAATATATTAGCCATAGTGTTTGAAACCATTTGTTCATACAAATCAAAGTGTAATTTCAAGTACTCTAGCTTGTGTATTTTATTTAAGGAATCGTATTGTTTAAGGTTCCTGTTGTAAACTTCAAGTCTATCATGAGCCCACTTTATTTCTGACTCCGCTACTGTAGATAGTTTATTTTTATCCCCGGGTAAACTCAAAAAGATTTCACCATTATATCGCCAAGGGTTTTTGGTTACCTCATAGACCCACAATGTAAAATACCCAGAATCATTGAAAATTTTAGATATCACACCATCGTAATTCGGGTTTAAAATCACAAACTCTGTAATTTGCTCCAGCGTCTGAATGTCACGCTGGGTTAGCGATCTTAAATCACACAAAATTTTTTTTGTGATATCTTCTTGCCTTTTCAATGGATTTTCGCTGTTAGCAAAGGCAATTTCATTTTCATTTGCCTTTCTAACTTTAACTGATACCTTTCGTATATACTCGGATTTAAATATGTCCTGTGGCGTACAGAAACTTGGATTCTCCACCAATTTAAGTCCTGCGTAATCATATGATTGTGCAACAAGCCTAGAGCAAAACTGTCTATTCTCATTATCCTTTTTTATTATTTTTAGCTTTACTCTAATAGCATCCTTTATCGAATACTTTGTACCTATTTTTGACCTTGCAAATAAACAAGCATTGTTTATTATTTCCGTACTGCAATCAACCCGTAAAACGGTGATATTTTCAGCATTTTCAAAAAGAAGTCGTTGTATATTTCCTGCGCGGACACCTTCAGAATCAGAATGTATATAGCTACCTGAGCCTACATACAAAATCGCATGTGAAAAATCACTTCCAGTAGATTTCCTCACGACTTTACTAGTCGCAGAGCTCTCTGACGTAAGAAGAATATCCCCCTTTACCAAATCATTAACGGAGATCAAATACACTAGTCAACTCCCTAACCATCATAATAACAAGCATCGTAATCATGGCAAACTCTGAACGAAATACACGCGTGATTGTGCATCTGCTGTTTATATCATCATGGTGCTGCAATCCTCAATGATTTTGTTTATCACAGCTAATAACGCAACCATATTGCATAATTATTTTGCTATTGGGGATTAAAATAAAACTATCTAACCTTGACTACCGGCAAATCTGACCATCTCGTCGTGTACCGCGGCGAGAGCATGTCCCGCTTCATCTGCCACTGCTGCTGGATGCCCTGCCCTGCAAAATACAGAGCCCCTTTCCCGTTCTTGTGGTTGAGATGGTCCAGCACTTCCATTAGTGCAGCACTGTTTTGCCGCGGCGCGTTGTCGTCAAACAGATTGAGCTGCGCCACGCCCTGGCTAAAGAAGTCGCCCAACATGATCCCCGCTTTCTGGTATCGATATCCATTCTTCCAGATTTTATCCAGACAGCGCATCGCCGCCGCAATAATGTCACGGGTGTCCTGCGTAGGTGTCATTAACTTCACGGCGCCCTGATTGCCGTAATATGGTTCATTCAGCGCAAACGGTGATGTTTTGATGAATACCGAGATATAACGACAGAACTGATGTTCACCCCGCAGTTTCTCCCCGGCACGCGCCGCATAGCTGCAGATAGCCTGGCGCATTTGTTCGTACTCAGTGACCCGGTCGCCGAATGAGCGAGAGCAGACGATTTCCTGTTTGGTTGGTGCAAACTCTTCCAGGCCGAGGCAGGATTCGCCGCGCAGCTCCCGAACGGTACGCTCGAGTACCACGTTGAAGTGCTTCCGGATGAACCGGATATCGGTATCAGCCAGCTGCAAGACGGTTTTGATACCCATGGCTTCGAGCTTTTTAGAAATACGACGCCCCACGCCCCACACTTCATCAACAGGAAAATACGCCATCAGCTTGCGTTGTTTTTCTAAATTTGTCAGGTCCACCACACCACCCGTTTGCCGCTGCCATTTCTTGGCCGCATGATTAGCGAGCTTGGCTAAAGTCTTGGTTTGCGCTACCCCAACGCCCACGGTCAGGCGCGTGCGCAGCAAAATAGTTTCCCTGATTTCCCGCCCAAAATCCTCCAGATTGCGACAGTTACGCACGCCAGTCAGGTCACAAAATGCTTCATCAATGCTATAAATCTCGCAGCGCGGGGACATCTCCTCGAGTGTGGTCATCACACGGTCAGACATGTCGGCGTACAACTCGTAATTTGAGCTGAAGCAGACAACCCCGTATCGCCTGAACAAGTCCTTTTGCTTGAAAAACGGGTCACCCATTTTGACGCCAATGGCTTTCGCCTCCGCACTCCGGGCAATAACGCAGCCATCGTTGTTCGAGAGAACAACGACCGGCCTGCCCTGCAAATCCGGCCTGAATACGGTTTCGCAACTGGCATAGAACGAATTGACATCCACCAGGGCAAACATGGTCAGCGTATTGATTTAATGACGAAGGTGACCACGCCCAGAATATTGAGCGTGCCCTCGCTACCAATCAGGATCGGCGCGTATGCCGTGTTCATTGGGTTAAGCTGGATGGTCGGATAAAGCTGAAGACGTTTAACGGTAAATTCACCATCAACCGAGGCAATGACCACATCGTTGTGCCTGGCGGTGCGCGAACAATCCACCGCCAGCAAATCACCGTCACTGATCCCCCCGTCAATCATCGAGTCTCCCGACGCACGGACGAAATAAGTGCTGCTCGGGTGGGGCACTATCAGCTCAGCAATGTCCACGCGCTCTTCCACATAGTCCTGGGCAGGCGACGGGAAGCCGCACTTAACCGGGTCGCTGAACAACGGGACGGTAACAACCTCTCGCAAAAAGACGGGTTTGATAAGATTCATAAGATAGCCATAAACAATAACTGTGTTTATATACAGTATATCTATCGTTAAACCTGATCAAGCGAACCGGCTATGTAGGCTGGCGATGTTTTGAGCTAGCGGGATTAAAGGGCTTTACTGATGAAGGGATTACGCGTTGTGTAAATTTTCAGGATTTGAGTCAACTTGTTGTTCAGTCGCCGCACGCTCAGCTTCTTCCATCGCTTTCTGAGCTGCTGCTTGCTTCTGGTTGAAAATGCTGCGTTGTGGCATTTCAACTCGCACAGAAACGAACTGGTCCGCAGGGATATCAATCAGATCGCCATTCACCACGGTTTCAGTAAACGAACCATCATCATTTTTGTGGCCCACTTTGTTTTGTGCAAATTCAGGCGCATCAGGATAGGTGCGATGGTAGGTCTTAACCAGCACTGAACCATCTCCGTTGACTTCGTAGTCGAGCCAGATAAGCGGTTGCTTATTGCGGTCTGTAGGGATATCAAAGCCGCCATCGATACCACCCCACGCAGCATCAGCATTCAGGCCCATACAACCTTTAACCAGATATACGCCTGGAGCCTGGCGATTCACTGTTACACCTTCGGACTCTTCGTTTGTTTCCGCATTACCATCAGCAAAGATTTTTACCACAGGGGATGCAGCTTTGAGAGCCCCGTCACTGGCTTTTGTGGTATTTGATGTTCCCCAGAGTACCTGACCCATTGAGACTGAAAATATCTTTGTATTATATGAGCCATCAGCGTTGTAATAATGACCTGAAAGAACTTGGCCTGCATCCATACCGATGCGAACACGAAGGATTCCAGTTGAGTTCGCATAAGCTATCCATGAACTGCCAGAACTGCTACCAGGGCGTAGTTTTAACGGGTCATCTGAAATAATGGTTTGAGACTTTGAGAACGTGTTCATCCCATCCAGCAAAGGAATTGTATTACCTGATGTACCTGTATCTTTTGTCGCAGCAGAGCCTAATCCCAACCCCAGACGCGCATCAGCCGCATTTTTCCCTCCGGTCCCACCCTGGCTGACACTTAATGCGGTTGTCAGGCCAGAGAGCGAGGTGATATCGCTGTTCGCCCCTTTCTTTGCCAGAGACTTCTGGCCAGGCACTGTGACGGGCGAACCGTTGATGGTTATCGTCACATCACTGGAACCATTCATGACATCTGCAAACCCGCCCATGTACTTCTGGTACATGCCAAATGTCTCGGCAATGTCCTGCGCCAGCCCGTCAACACTCAGACTGTCACTGAGCAGGATGGCAAATTTCGTGCCGGCAGCAATCGCCGGGCTGATAGCCGGGGTGACGGACAAGGCTGTACCGCTGGTGATGGCGGTGATTTGCAGTACCTGAACCGGATTGGTGAAGGCAATCAGCGTACAGCCCACACGGATAAGGCTGCCTGCCGCGGTGAAGTTTGTGCCAGTACCGGTGATGGTGCTGCCGTTTCCTGCAATGGTGCCTGTGGTGTAAATCATGTTTTCTCCGGACAATAAAAAACCCGCACCAGGCGGGTTATGTTGTTCTGCTTTCAGAAATAATTAATCGTATCTCGAGACATCTATCGCCCGCACCACGGTTTTGGTGTCCAGTGGCGCACCAATCTGTGCATCATGCGGGGGTTGAGTGACCAGGACGGATTTGATAGCGGTGGTTGAGCCGTTATAGTTAGCCGTGAAACCCGCGGCTATCTGAATGGGACGTTGCTGATAAACCCCGACATAGAAACCGGCAAGCTCGGGCAAGATTGCCCACTTTCCGTTGCGGGTTGATGTGAGATTTAGCCCCGAAGTTGCACTCCCCTTCACACCAATCGTCACGATGTCAGTCAGGACTTTTGTCTCGTTGGTTAATATGCATTTCCCGTTTTTATCCCAGATAGCCACTCCCCATTTTGGTAACGGCTGCTCCCGGGTGGTGAACACATAACAGGTTACTGTGTATTGAGCAGTGTCAGCACTGTTTGCGTACGCCATTACCGTCAACGTGGTTCCTGAAATGGAATAACTGAAAACGATATTCCCCGTGGCCAGACAAAAAGGCAACACGACATCGTCCGTTTTAATCGGGATGGTTAATGTGACATAGCCACTTCCCGAACCGGTGTAAATGCCCTGCAACGATATGGGCGTGGATTCCTCAGTAATGAACTGAGTGCCATCATCCGCGGTAATTAATGCCCCCCATGCCATTATGCTTTCCTCACATACACCACAATCATGGCGGCCTGCGCAGACTCGGAGCCAATGCCATAGCTGGTATCGCCCCCCTGGCTGAGCGTGACGGTTCCCCCTCTGATGGTGATGATCCGTCGTTTGGTTGTCGGGAAAAAGGCCCGCGGGCTGTGGATGTAATCCAGTACATGCCCGGCCGGAACTGAATACGTTGCAGAGCCGGTTACCTGATCCAGTGCAACAGCAAACTGCCCCACCACGGTGACCGGGACAAGACCGTAGTTATTAGGTTTCCCCTTTGCATCCCATGTCTGAAATCCCCATGCCATTACCATACCCCCGTTATCAGTCCAAACTGCGCCCGAACGGCACCCGCGGCATCACGTACAGTGATGGTGTTGTTCGTCTGCTTCATTGCGCCACTACTGTCACTACCGTAGTTTTCGAGCGTTCCTGTTTTGAAGTTGATTGACAGCCCCGCCTTGCCTGGAGAGTAATTCACAGAGCTGATAGTTTCCGCCAGCTTCGCGCGGGTGATTGAGGCATCGCCTATGACGGTATCGCGGATGATGGTCTGCCCATTCTGGATGACAAAAGGCAGCGTTACCGCGCCTCCCGCCTGAGCCATCACCGCAAACCGGTCAGCCAGAAAGAGAACCTGTGACTGCATGCCACTCGGAGTGCTCTCAACGCCAATCCCCATCCCTGCGGCATACTTGCGACCGTTATCGTCGACTGCCACCTTGATGTTGTACATCGCGTTAAGTTTGCCAGAAGTATCAATCTGAGCGTTGTACAGCTCAGTGATGGCGGCGGTTTGTCCGTTCATCGATACCGTCATCGAATTAATACGTGTCGCGGCGACCTGGCTGAAATCGGCAAGAGTTTTGGACAAATCAGTGACATTTGACGAGTTTCCACCAGCCGTTGAATCAAGTGATAGCAGTGATTCCGCCACAGCTCTGCTGGCATCGACCATCACATTATCGACGCGCTGAATATCCGCTTTGTTGTCGCCGTACTGTGCGCTGATTGTCTGCTTCAGGTTCACCTGCGCCAAAGTGCTCTGAATCAGTGCCACAGCCGTATTCTGCACACCGCCTTTGATGGTGCCAACCTGCCCGCTCTGGTCAGCCAGTTGTGCCGAAACCTCCTCAAACCTTGAAGCTGTAGCTGTATCGAGTGTGGTTACCGCCTGGTCGAGAGTGGAGATAGCCGCGGTGTTCTGCGCTGACTTTCGGTCCGCTTCATCTGCTTTGCTGCCTGCGGCTTCCGCCTTTTCGTCTGCCGCATCAGCTTTATCAGACGCCACCTGAGTGGCTGCGGAAACCTGATTAACCGCCTGAGCACGCGCTTCGGTTTCCGTGGCAACAGCCTGACGAACCTCGGTGATATCGGCGGCATTTTTCGCGGTACCGTCAGCATTCTCACCAATCTTCGCTTCCAGATGCCTGACATCCGTGACACGCGCTTCCGTTTCTGTAGCGATAACTTCACGCAGTTGTTCAAACTTCGCAGAGTTTGCGCCGTTCTGGGCAGACTGACTGACAACAACATTCGCAATCGCCAGCGCGTTGTGAATGATGGATTCAGCAGTCTGTTTGTTTGCTCCAGCAGCTGCGGCAAGCTGGTCAGCGTTAGCAGTAATTGCCGCTGCCATATCGGCAATTTTCTGATTGCTGTCGACAGCATTCTCGATGAGGTCTTTGAAAAGGTCGGTATCTTTAATTTCCGCAAGGATGGCGTCTGTAATATCGGAAACATCGATACTCGCCTGGCCACCAACCCAGTCCGTCCAGTCACTTTGATTACCGATGCGGTCAATCAGTCGTGCGCGGTACCAGAAATTTTGCCCCGCCTTCAGCCCCATTTGCTGGTAAATCTTCTGGGGATAAGGCACATCGGATAACAGCATCGGACTGCCACCGTCAGCCGTGGCGCTGTACTGGATTTCTGTGTTCAGCGTATCGCCTGAATCGGCAGGGAAACCCCATGTAACGTTGATGCCAAACACAACATTATTCGTGGCAGCGAGTCCAACTGGCTTAGGCACATCACCAACACGCCCTTTGAGATGCGTCAGCACTGAACTGGCCCACAAACTAGATGCACCACCGGAATTGATAGCTCGAACACGAACCAGATAATCGCCTTCAAAAATACCCGGCACTTCAAAGCTACGCATTCCGGTTTGCGGCAAGTTTATCCACTCGTTGTTACCGCGCCTCCATTGCGGCACGTAAGCGACAATATCGGCCTGAGGTTTGCCGTTTTTATCCAGCGGTGCATCCCAGGTGGCAACAAGTGTGGCGATACGTTGCCCTTGCCGAACTGAGTCGTAACTAGAAAGTGCAACATTTCCGGGCTGCCCAACCAGGCCAGTGGGAATGAGGCTAATCGGTGGAGTATCGAGTCGGGCATTGTTATCAACTGCATCGTACTTCGACGAGTTATATTCAACGCCCATTATGGTGAACGTGTTCTCTTCATCGTTAAATGTGAGAGTAGTCACCCTGAAGTACTGCAAGCGCAGCTGCCCGGCATCGATGACAAACACGGCATCTGGCGCTGGCAGTGCAGTGAATGGCGTGGCCACGATTAACTGCGTGCCGTTTACCGCCTGAATGACGCGATGTTCAACTACGCCACCCAGAGTGCGAATCATCAGCGTATCGCCAGCAGCGGCACTGGTACCCTGGTCTGTAGTGATGGCTTTAATAGAGGCATCGTAAGCAACGACACGCCCACCATAAATTCGCCCCGATACACGTTCATCTGCAAAAGCAAATACGGTACCAGGGACATACACAAAGCCATCAAGGCCTGTTTGCAACATGATCATGCGGTCAAGATAGTTGGAATAAACCGCCCATCCGCCGCGGCGTTGCGCCTCGCTCTCTCGTGTGCAACCAATTGCCGTTAGCTGCGTTTGTTTGAATTTGAATTGTTTAACCAGGTCAGGAAACATCACCGCCGTGGTGCGGTCCTGATAATGGTTGTCCGGGTCGCTGAAGTTAATCAGCGCCGAACTGTAGCGGTTCTTTTCGCTGCCGCTGGAATAGACTGGTTTACCCACCACTGAAGCGCGGGTCAGTATTTGCAACTTTGATGTATCTGCTGGCATATCAGAGACAACATTGAACATGTTGTTTCCCCAGGAGGTCATGCCATTGAAGCCTGCGGCAATATCTTTAACTACCTGAAAAGCATCCGCCTGAGACTGAATGTAAACATCAAAGAGAAAGCGAGGTTCGGTACCTGAGCCACCTTTGCCGTCCGGTACCAACTGATCACAGCGCTGTGCGATGCGATAAAGTTCCCATTTATCCAACATCTCGATAGTGACGCGGCGACCCAGGCCGAAACGAGGTTCCGTCAATACATCAAACCAAATCCACGCCGGATTATTGGTCCACGCCCATTTGAATGTGCCATTCCAGGTGCCGCCATAGCTTCGTGCTACCGGATCGTAATTCGATGGAACTCGGATGACACGGCCTTTGGGCTTGCAGGAAATGCGCGGAATATTACTGAAAGCTTTGGCGTTAAATGAAACGTACAGCAGTGCGGTGTGCGGGTACCGAAGTCGCGCATCGATGACTTCTGTGATGGCTTGAATCTGCGTTTTGTTCTGTAGCATCTGGCTGGCGCTGTCTGCTGTGTCGCGCACAACACGAATCTGCCAGCCTGTATTCGCCTTTGGTAAATTGATGCGGTGAGTCAGCTCATACAGCGTGCTGAGTTTTTCAGTGACCGTTTTGGTCATGACTGTTGAGTAAGCGCCGCCATCGGTCGCAACGTCGATATGATATGCGACCGTTGTACCAACGATATCACCATCATTTTCCTGTTGCTGAAGCCCGGTAATACCAACTCGCACCAGCACCGCGTCAATCTGTGTATTACTCAGCGCGCGTGTCCATGGCGTGGCTTTCGTCAGGGATACGCCAATACTCGTTTCATTCTCAACAGCGGGAAACCCCAATATTGGATCCTGAACCTGAGTGCCGGGCCGGAAGTCCCATGCCACGCTTTCAAAGTTCATTGAGCCATCAGCATTACCCAGCGGCGTGCCATCCAGATAAATGCGAGTAGCATCCAGGCCACCAGCAAACTCACCCTCGCCCAACGCCAGTAAAATTCGGCAACGCGCCATAGACTGGGCAGAGTCGGCCTGTTCAACAGGCGTGTGTTGCTTCTGGCTGCCACCTTTTGCACCAGTAATCGTTGCCATATTTTTCTCATAAAAAAACCCGCCGAAGCGGGTAGGTGTGGAACTAAAAGTTGAATGATTAATAAGAGGCAATCATGAATTTCTTACTATCTGTATTCCAAGCATCAAGACTTATTTTGGATTCGGAGTTTGAGTTTCGAATGGTGACTTCAGCAATAGAATTGTTTAGCCCTTTAAATCTAAACTTTCCAACGTTTTCTCCTTGATAGAAGCCACTGCTTGCTTCTATTTGATAAAATCGTTCGTTATCGATAGTTACATCAACTTTGCCTTGCTTTGAAATGAAAACCTTTGCGTGATGCCATTTTCCAGAACCTAACAAATCCCCAGATAAAAACTCGCAATCTAATGAAACCTCTCCCTTAGTACATTCAGATGTTAGCTCTTCTGTACCGTTAGCAATCATGCTTGAGATGCTTGGTTTGGAATCGGCAGACGGAATTGAATCTTGATCGGATGCGTTATCGCATCCAGAAAGCCCAATAAGAGCAAATGCTATAAACAATCTCTTCACTGACATTCCCTTACTCAGGTTTGAATTTTATTTAACGCGCCACATACGGTACTGGCCCCAGAAACCAATTTCAGTTAGGTATTCTTGGTCTTTACCATCAGCAGTAATGTCGAGTGTTTTACGCATTCCCATACTCAAAACATTACATTCATTGCTGACTCGCAATTGATGCGGGCCATTATTTAAATAAGCTGTCACAAATTGATTCTGTCGCAGTTTAGCTACGTCGTTTCCATCAATTTGAATGAGAAATTTGCATGTACCACCGCTTCCACCACCAGCAAACTGCTTGTTCCTGGTTACAGTTACTTTGGTTTGTTCTACTCCAACCTTCGGCTCAACAATCTGTTTGTTTATAATCGTTTCTGCAGGACCGTATGGACGTGCGCACCCAGTCAATAAAAGCCCACCAACCACCACCATTAATGTTTTTTTCACTTCAATCCCTTCTTATATTATGGACAGCCATATAATAACCTTAAGGCATTGAAAAGTATTGATGGTTACTTATAGCTGAGCCTAAATATCCTCGGCAACTATTCCAGCACTAATGATCCCTCCACCAATTTCTCGCTCCCCATACAATACCGGGACTGGGTTGCCCATAGCCAACGAGTTAACCGCACCGCCAAATGCATAACTTGGTTTATTGTCAGGATCATCTCGACCCTGAAGTCCTTTAGGTTGTGGTGAAAGCATCTGATAGATTCCACCCGCCATCATTGCCAATCCAGATGAGATTAAACCTGCGGCCAATGGAGAAGCAGTTCCCCCCGATACATAAGTCATGATTCCCCCAACCACTACCATTATTGCCCCAAGTATCGTTTGGAATAACCCGGCTTTCTTTGCCCCTTCCATAACAGGAGCAATGCGAATGTCATCATTTCCGCCAAGGCTCTTAAAATCATCAAGGCCAATGTTCCGTTTCCCACGAAACACTGCGAATACCATCCCATTGCTTTTGGCGTTGTTAAGATAGTCTTCAAACCCGTCGAAATTCACGCATAAGGCTTTAACGGCTTCCATCGATGTTTGAACTGCGAATTTATGAACGCGACCAAAGCGAGCGCCCAGAGCCCCATACAGGCGAATAGTAGTTAAACGTTCCATGGCTTCAGCTCCAGGGGTAGGTTTTTGTGGCGGACGCATATCATTGTCCGGTCTTTGAAATAGCCGCGTGAATACGGTGTGATGCAGGAGGGCTGCCCGTAGAGATGATGCAGCAAATCGCCATTTTCGGTGATAATCCCCGCATGGTTCCACTTGCCTGATTCAACTTGCATGATGACCATGCAGCCAGGAATAGGCGAGCACTCAAGAAAGCCTTCGCTCTCCCAGTTATCGTAATAGAGGTTGTCCCGATACTGGCTCTCCCACCAGGGATAATCGACACGGAAATCATTCAGTTTCACGCCCTGCGTGGCGTGCCAATCCATGATCAGCCCCCAACAGTCATGTGAACCGAGAATAAACGGGCGGCCTACAAGCGGGATCGAATCAGGCGTGATTTCTGCGTACTCATCACAATCAGGTGCGTAAATCCCCCACACTACTCCTGAGTTATTGCATTGCTGCCGATCGAGGCCTGAGGGAATTGGTCTGGCGCCATCGCCGGGATGAGAATGGATTACACGGACAATCGCTCCCATATCCTCAGCATTCGCCCATTGCTCTCCATCAATCCGGAAATGCTCAGTTGGGCTCTCATGGCTGTTTAGGACCGGAATATAGCTTTGTCGACGCCCGGATTGAATGACGAAGCCGCAGCACTCGCGAGGTGACTCCTCCAGTGCATGCGCCCGGATGGCAGTCATAATCGTTTTGTTCATGGTTAAATCTGGTTAGCGAATGAATAGAACCGTTGCGGGGAAGCCGCCAAAGTCGAGGGTTGCAGTGTTTGGCTCTGTCAGGCCTGCGCCAAAGCGCTTGCGGCAATCACTTAGGCAGCCCCCGCAAACATCTAGCGCGGGGTCGCTTACCTGATTACCTTTGGCATCGAAATAAGCTGTGCCGCTGTAAGAGCAGCCATCCCCACTTCGGTATTGCCCGCGCAATGCCCACTCGCACAGTGAAGTGATTTGCCTTGTTGGAATAACCAAACCTTGCAGGTCAGCCGGACTGCTCAATGACCAGGCGATAACCTCATCATCTTCAGATGTTTTGCTATCAATCCAGAATGTTTGCAGCGAGAACATCGTGGGATCAGCAGTCGGGTTAGTTCCACCAGAAAAGTTCACGGCATCAAGGTAAACCGCGTAAGTGTCGATAATGCTGACCTTAGCATTAACCATGTCCTTAAATTGGAGGCAAAGCGCAGTTATATGTCCATCAAGATTCGACACGCTTAGCTTTGGGCCTGTGGCATTATCCGAAGATAATGAGAGGTCCGTCAGTTGAAATGGCCAGAAATCATAGGTTTTGCCATCGAAAATGATCGGCTTTGGGCCGAGCTTGTTTTCATCACCGGCTGCTGCGTCGATTTCTTCAGGAGTATGTGGGAATGGGCTGTAATGGAAACGGTGAATGCCTCCGCTAAATTCTGAAGCATCCACTTCAATCAATCGCACCCTGCCACCGGGTGCCAGTTTTGCGGCATGGTCAACAAGTGCCATTATGCGTAAACCCCGTAAGCACGTTTAATCGTGAACGAGAGTTCAGAGAATTTGCTGTTGATCTGATTCTTGCGCACAGAATCAGCAACGACGCGGTATAGCCCTTTTCCCTCGCCTGGAGGGGTAATGACGAATGCTTTCACTACATGGGCCAGAAGAAAAGTGCGAAGTTCATTCACTTCCGCTTCAGCCCCCACATGCTTCATTGGCACCTGGATAGCCGTCGAGTTAATCCCGTTCTCGGCTACTTGTTCATAGCCATCGCCAAACTGGGCGGCGCGAACTGTCTGGCTGTATTCAATGGGTCCAGCACCGAGCTGTGAATGCCATTTATAGGTGTCGATTGCCATAATTTATCCATAAAAAAACCCGCCGAAGCGGGGTTTATTCGAGCTGATACTTTTACAAATTTAAATCCAGAGGAAATGATTTAAACATTTGGTATGTCGCATCGTCCGGGAATGGGGGGAATTTCGTGTTCCACGCCGCGGAGGTTGCCGCGGTACATAGGTTTTTATCTCCCTTCTCAGCTTGCACATTTGTTAAAGCAGCGTTAGGGGCAAGGGATAATCTCAATGTGCAAGATTGACCTCTGTAATCTTGTATTCCGGTAAATACACCGGTATAGGCCATCTTTGCTTTATCAATCCATGAGTATGCCGCGTTGTTTAACTTAGTTATCTGCATCGAATGTTCGTGATCTTCGTCAGCGAGCGCATTAAACGACACAACAATAAGTACGACGGTTATCAATATTTTTCTCATCACCATATCCTGACCAATAATATGGTTAAACATGATAACTAAGCCATGAAAGAATGTAAGGTGCTGCGTTACTGTTTTTTGGCGAAACTCCCACCAATCATGCCATCATCACGGATTGCCTTTGCAATTCCCTCGGTCACATATCCTTTGATACGTTCTGCCAGCCCCCTGGCAGCGGCATCCCCATCGTTACCACCGCTAACAGTCGAAGTGCTATTGCCTCGATTGTCGACGTAAATATCGACGTTAATACCGCCAGTTGCCCCTGCCGAACTCCCCTGCCCGCCGCCAACAAGCCCACCCGTTGCATAACGCGACATCGATCCACCGTTCATTAAGCGGTAGAGGTTGTCGACGCCAAGACGATTGGTCGCTTCTTTAGTGAAAACGAACTCGTCTTTGTGAACTATGCCAGCCGGTTCATATTTTCCACCAGCCCCGGTATATCCACCAGAATCGAAGCTAACGCCAGCAGCGGCATTGCTGTACGCACCTGATGGCGTTGTTCCACCACCAGAACTGCCGCTGATCCAGCCCAAAGCTTGCTGCACCGCGTAAGCCACCAGCAAGCGGTTAGTGACCTCAACGATCATCTTAAGCATGGATTTTCCGAACTCTTTAATGGAGGCATTCCCGGTAGTCATCAGGCTGGTCAGCATGTCGGACAGGCCTGTGAATGTAGAGGAGGCTACATTCCTGACGCCATCATAGGTGTTGGTGGCGGCGTCGGCATAATCAGCCCAGCCGCGCTTGGCACCAGCAATCCAGTTATCCCTTAACTCGTCTTCGGCCTGATACGTTGCCCGCTGTTCGGCAAGAACCTTTTTCTGTGCTTCAGGGTTGTACGCGTATGCTTCTTTAATGCGTTGAAGTGATGACGCCCTTTCCGCTTCACGCGTTGATTCACCACGCGCTGCCGCGGCGATTTCCTCACGTTTTGCTGCCTGCTGGTCGGCAAATTTATTCGCCTGGTCTGCTAAAGAGTTCAGCTTTTGCTGGCTGGCAATCTGGTCACCTATCCCGGCGTTGATTTCAGCCTGAGCTAAGGCCTTATCTTTCGTTGCAAGTAGCGATTGCTCGTCTTTGGTCAGCGTCCGGGATTTAGCGGCATCTTCCAGCACGCTGAATTTGGCCTGAATCTCCCACTGTTGCTTGCGCTGCTGGCTGATTACGTCATTAACGCCAGTATGCTGCTGAAGAACTTTAAGCTGTGCTTGTAGCGCGAGCGTTTCAGCGTTGTAGGTATCGAGAGTGCGGTCACCGGCCGCTACCCGTACAGCTGGCGTTTTGGCGGTTTTGTCTGGGTGGAATTGCTTGTTGATACCTTCAACAGCCTGTTGGCGCTGTGTATCACTCCATTTATCTGGTGCTGCGGCAACATTTTTCCAGAGTTCAGAAAGTGCTTTGCTGCGCTTTTCCTGCCAGGTAGCAGACTGCTCAAGCACTCGGTTCTGATAAATCAGCGAACTGGTGCGTTTGTCATCGTCCTCTTTGCCTTTGGCAATAGCGACTGAGATGTCATTCTGTAAGCTAGAGGCTTGCTGAAGTGGTGCGATTTGAGCCTGTAGCGCATTTATCGCAGCGACTTGGGCTTTGCGGCGATTATCGTACTCATCGTCTGCTGTGCTGGTCGCGTACCCATAAGAACTACCCTGCCGCTCCGGTAGCAATGCTTTTTGACGTATCGCCAAATCAGCCTGCATACGCTTGAGCATGTCGTCAGGTGCTTCTGGCCTGCCAATGTTCAGCAGTTCATCCCACATGCCTTTAAGCGAACTTCTGACGCTATTGGCGGCACGCTCGACCAGTCCCAGATTATTGATTATCTGCTGACTACGGCTCTGTTCAGCCTGACTGTAGGCCTTGGCTGCTGCTTCTGCGGCCCCTTCTTTGTCCCCACGACGCTCGAGCGAAGCAATGTAATCGTATTGTGCCGAAGTGAGGTAATGCAATGTGGAGTTAAGATCCTCCGATGCCTTTGTGGGATTGGCATAAAGCTTCTGGAAGTTCTTAATCGTGGCATCGACCGATTGCCCGGTCGCGCTTTCCATCGCCATCGCGGCACGCGTTACCGACTCCAGTTGATCGGTTTTGAACGTGCCAGCGCCTACAACCTGAGATAGCGTGGCGGCAGCGGCTGCGACCTTGTTGCTCGAGCCTCCAATCTTTTGCGCCATTTCTGACAACTGGCTTGCTGATTGTGCCGAGTAGTTCCCAGTAAGAATGAGCTGACGATTAAACTCAGAGGCTTCCTGCGTCCCTTTGTACCAGGCTGTCGCAAGCACGCCAACACCCAACACCAGTGCGCCAATGCCAATCGTTACCGGGTTAAGCAGTCCCAGCAATCCACGCAAATAGCCACCGACTCCAGAAATCGCACCACCGACCGAACCGAACTGATCCTTAATCTGTCCACCCTGCTGGAGCAGGATGAGGAATGGCGACTGACCACCAGCCAGTTGAGTGGCGATGTCAGTGAACTGCGCTGGCAATGTGCGCAGCGCCTGGTTGTATTGCCCGATTGAAATCCCAGCTTTCTGCGCGGCGAGTTGTTGCTTTGTCAGCGCTTCAGGCAAGACATCAGCGACGGTTGTCAGCCGCTGGCGCGTTTCGTTCAGGATGCCGTTGAAGTGCTCGAACTGGCTGCTGTTGATGCGCCCTGACTCGAAGTGCGAAACAAGCAGTGCATGCTGTTCATCGAGCGCATTGAATGCGCGAATAGTCGGGTCAATGGAGCCGAGCAGGTTTTTCAGTGAGGCCGATTGCTTCTCTGCTGCCTGCGTGGCTGCCAGTTCTGCCTGCGCTCGCGCCGCAGCTTCACCCGTATCAGTAAGCTTTAAACGCGTGTCATCAAGGATTTTGTTGTAGGACTGAAAGGTATCGTTATCCAGAAAGCCCTTGGCCTGAAAACCTCGCAGGGTAGCCTGCTGCTCATCCAGGCGGTTAAGGGCTTTGGTGACCGGGTCGATATTCTCCAGCAAGCCCTTCAACGCATTCTGCTGCTCTTTAAGCCCTTCCGTTCCCTGTTGCGTGGCAGGTTTTACACGCTTTGCCGCATCAGCCAGGCTATCGGCCCCTGCTGCTGCGCCAGCTGCCGCGTTGGATAATTTATCGAGTTCATTATTCGCTGCCTTCAAATCCGAGACGTCAGCACGCAGCGTAATTGACGCGATTTGTTCAGACATTACGCCACCTTACTCATCGTTTTGAGAGCTTCGTGCTCCATGATTTGAATATCAGCCAGACAGGCCGCCGCATCCTCAACCCTGTGCATTTCGAACATCCAGGGGAGAACGTTGTAATCGATGCCGGTTGCGCCGTTCGCGCCCACGCGCCATTGCGTCACCAGTGATGAGAAGACACTGAAGGGCTGCCATACCGATGGCAGAATACCGACCTCTTCTTCCACATCTTCAGGCGTCAATCCAAAGGCGCTCAGTTCCGCAACTGACGGCCCCGGCGTATACATCGCTGCGGCGACCTGCTTCAGTTTTTTTCGCGCAATCCCATAAGTTCTTTGGTGTAAGCCAGGCCGATACTGTCGAATGCGCGCGGGTAGTTCAGCAGTAGCACGACGACGTTATCACGTGTGAACTCATCTGGAAGCGCCCAGCCTTCAACGATTTCCATCAGATAATCGGTCTGCGGTTCAACAGCGGACTTCTTCCCTTCAGCTGACTTCTGAAGCTTCTCATCCATAGCGCGTAACTCGTCGAGCGTTTTATGGCGGAAGGTGAACGACAGTTTGCCATCTTCTGCGCCAGCACGCGGGATGATTGCCGTAGTCGAGAAAGTTGGATTTGGGATCAGGGTGAATTTGGTCATGGATTCGACTCACAAAAATGCCCGGCGAACCGGGCGAGATAATTAGGTGATGCTTACAACACAGGCCTTCGAGGTAATGGTCTTACCCGCCGCATCGGTAACTTCACAAACATAAGAACCTGCATCACCGGAAGCCGCAGCAGCAATATGCAGCGTGGCAGCAGTCTGGGATGGCAAAGCCGTACCCGCTTTCTTCCAGACGTAGGTGTATGGCGCAGATCCGCCTGATACCACGACAGCCAGGTCAAGGGCTGCGCCTGTCGCTACTGATTTAGTCGGCGTGTCCAGATCTGAAACGAACGCAAGCGGTGTTGCTGAGGCATCAGCGATTGGATAAATCTGCATATCCGATTCGAAGTTCATGCGCGCTTCGTTACTTTCAACGGCGTTAACTTCCGTCTTTGGCACTTTCTGGAATGAGATTTTGGCAGAGTAATAACGATCGGCTTTGCCGCGTGGGTTGTGGAACCACACCGCAGTTGTATCACTGGACTCGTCACACTCAATCAGGCGTTTATAAATCGCGAGTAGCGGATCATGCGCAAAGGTATAAACCTGAACCACGGCATTTTTAAACGTCGGGATGGTTCGCGCTTTGTCATCTTCGAGGAACTGCACGCTGATGGTCTGCTGGTCACCGCCTTCGGTACCGAGCGTCATAACCTGCGGCATGGTGATCCACGAATCAATTTTACGCAGCGTGCCTGCGCCGGTACCGACAGGGAATTTGTTGGTGTCAGTAGTATCGAAACCTTCCAGCACGATTTTGGTAGTGGTGACGGATTTAACGCGAAGCACCATAGCTTCGAGCTTCAGCCAGCCGGAGTTAACCTGCACAACGTCACCGGCCAGAATGCCCGTAGCCGATGCTACGGTGAGTTCGCACTCTGCGGCGTTAGAGGCCGCGGTGAACACAATCGGCGTGAGATACGCCTTCGCGACGTTCACACGCGAGCCATTGGGGATTGCGAATGCCATTGCACTCTCCTGAATTTGGGTAATAAAAAACCCGCCGAAGCGGGTCAGTAGTCAGCGCGATAGCTGATTGATATGGGAATGGTATAGCTTATGGAGCCAGAGCCACCTGTCGGGCCAGATGAGGCGCGGTCCTGAATGCCGGAATGAATTGTTGGCTGCCCATTGATGTATACCGACAGGTCACCATCCTGCAATCTCTCACCATCCGGGAATTCATCTGAAATGCCGTTTGCTATACGGCGTGAATCAGTGACGCCATTACCGGCCATTGCGATCACGTTCACCTGCATAACACCCCGATAGGTTTTGGCGCTGGCTTCGAAATCAATGCTCTGGGTTGCCGCCGGCAATACAAACACTCGAAGATAAGGCTTATCCTGTGGCGGTGTGAACGGGATATTCTCCCATGCAACCTGTACACCCTGCGTGTTAGCAAACAAGGCAATACGCTGTTCAAGCATTTCGATAATCCGTAATGACTGGTCAGCCATTGCGCACCTCCCTCGCCGCTTCAGAGAACAGCGTCTGGAAGTCTTGCGCGGTGATACGCACCATTCCGCCAGGTGCTTTCTTTGAATGCCCCATTTCAAGCCTGTAGCTGTAATCCAGGTTATTGGTGAAGTAGATAGAGTTCATGCCTACTTTGAACGTTTCAAGTACCATTATTCCGCGCTCATTCGAGATAGTACCCGTTGGATCAATATCCTCGGTCGCATCCGTTGGCCGTGAATCCATGCCGACAAACCAGTTGGCCTTGAAGCGACCACCGGTATAGCCAGGCGGGGCTTTAATATCCATTGAGTCATGAACTTTCAGCCCCTTACGCAAACTGCCAGCCTTGGTAAGATTTGCCTTATCATGCCGCAAGGCATTGTTGTGATTTATGACTTCCTTGTTGTACGCCACCGCTGTCTGGTTAATCTCCCAGGTATCAGGGTTTCCCACCGGTGACATTTCAACGAGCTGGCCGAGGATCTTAATACCAGTCACCCGAGCCACCTCCTCGATATCCGCTTTCGTCGTATCGACAATTAACTGGATAGACTGAAGAAAAGCCTGATTACCCATGGTCACATCCTTAGCTGAACTTTGTAGCTGATGAGCACCTTGCCCGGTTTAACAGGATTCGGTTGTTCAACACGATAGGTTCTTCCATCAATGACAATCAGGTCACCAATGCGAATTTCCGTTTCGAATGTGGCCGTCAGTTTGATATCGCCAGTTAACACCAGTGAGTTATCAATCTCTCGTGGCTGATACTCCGTGATAACGCCCGTAACTGTCGATGATACCGCAGGGGTTTTCACTTCCCGGCCATTCTCATCGCGCTGAACAGTTCCACCACGGGTTAGCGTGTATTGTGCGCCGTTCTCCGTAAGCAACCGAGTTGCAGTGGCACGCATTCGCAGGTAGTTGATTGCCATGCTATCCCCTCGAAACCCGGACCTGTTTACCGCCTACCACCAGCCCGCGCAGTGAAGCGAATAGCCATGGGAACGATGGTGTAGCTTTGCTGGTCCCCGCCTCATATTGAACCGTTACCGCCCCCTCGACGCGTTCCATCGTCACGGCACCGCCTCCTGCCACTGAAGGCACCAGGTCAATTTCCTGCGACTCAACTGCCAGGCGGCATTGCACGGAAACAAGCTGTTTAGGAATGGCATCACCAGGCAGGTCAACGCCATCGAAACGCAATCCAGTGCGTGGCCACGATAAAGGCTGAGATGAAACAGTACGCTCACCGCGCCACGCCAGCCCCTCGAGATAGTCCATCGCCTGAACCAGTAACTGAGCGCACTCAGTATCATCTGTTGGTAATGAGTAACCACGAGAATCAGCGAATGCTTTCAGGTCGATAACGCTGGCGTAGCTGTTGAAGTCAGGGGAAGCAGAATCAGCCACCAGCATAATCAGCCCTCCAGTTGCCAGCCCAGCGCCAGCCAGTTCTCAACTTCATCCGGATGCACTTCAGCTGATAGCGGACCAGCAGGAAACTCCGGTTCGTCGCGCACCATGATGAGCAACGTCAATTCCTGCGGTTCCTGCGGTTCCTGCGGTTCCTGCGGTTCCTGCGGTTCCTGCGGTTCCTGCGGGACAGGATTGGGTTGAGCTGCCTCAGCCGCAAGCTTTGCCGCTTCACGTTCTGCGCGTTGTTCTTTCGTCAGTCCGGCCATTGGGCCTCCAAAAACATTAAGGGGCCGAAGCCCCAATGGTTAGCCCATGATGATCGCGCTGTGCGCAGGCTTGATGGATGCAACACCCCACGCAACACCAACTTCGTAGCGTACCTGGCGGTACTGGCGATAGAGGGCAATCTGGAAAGTGATCCCTGAAACCGGATCGGTAACGTTCATCACGTCATCCGCAGTATCACCACCTTCAGGCATTGCCGGAGTACGGCAGGCCAGCAAGAATGCATTGCGGTCGAATACCATGTTAGGCGCGAACTCTGCCAGCACTGTAACTGCCGTCTGGTCAGCCAGATCCTGACGCAAGCCAGGTGCCGAAATGGTAATGCTGGATGAGGTCGCAGCCACCACCATGTACTGGTTATAGTCGCCATCAAACTTCACTGCGGTACCAACAGCAATGCCACCTGTACCCGCAGAGATAGCGATAATGATATCGCCCTCTTTTTTGGCGCCATTGACCTTATAACCCGCTGCGGTAGTCTTCGCCGTGCGTTTGATACTTGCGGATTCATGCAAGTTGAAGCCCATCACTCGGCCAATAATGCCTTCGCGCAGCAACTGGTCAGTTCCTGCCTCGTTCGTTTTGAACAGCACGGACTGCTTGCCGCGAATAGATGCCATTGCCTCACCTCCCAGCACCATGCGTAAATCAGTGGTTGGCGCGCCATTATCAACCAGAATTTGGCGCGCATTTGCTGCATCGGATAGGTCGTCTTTAACGCTGAATGGCGTGTCTTTTGGCGAACTGGTAGCACGAGATGAATTGAAATACAGCGCCGCAAGGTCAGCATCCATTTCATTGCTCAATGCACGAAACGCCTGTTTGAACTGGTCAGCCAGGATGATGTTGTAAGTACCTGCCGGGCCAAGAGCCAGTTGTTCTTCGCCGTTCCATTTGACCGGAGCCATTTTGGATTTGGTGATTTTAACGTCAACGGTACCAATGGATTGTTCGCCATCATTTGGCGCGGTCGCACCAGGGGTGATGTCAACGGTCGTAGCAACCGGCGCAACAGGTGCGGTAACCGTCTGGTCTTTCGCTGCTGCATCCGCTTTCGCGTTACGCGCTACCGCAGGGATAAAACCGGTTTGCTCGCGGGATACGGAATCGAGAGCGGTATAGATGGTCGGGATGAGACCAGTAAGGGTGTTTCCAGCCATTTAAGGTTCCTTAGAGTTAATCAACGATGCTCATGCCGTCTTTCAATGCAGTCTGTTTTCCAGTCGCATCGAGAGAGTCGAACGCATCGCGCTTCATGGTTTTCTGCCCGACCTGGTGTTGTGACTGTTGAGAGCCACCGCCAGTGTTGCCGGATGCTTTGAGGATGTGATCTTTCTGCGGGTATTGTTCGACCAGGGATTCCAGTGCTTCGTCGAAGTCAGCCAGTTCGCCAGGCTTGGTGCGTGAATAGACCCTCTCGCCATTCGGGTTGTATGCAACCACCTTGCCGTCTTCGATTTTGAATGCCTGACCGAAGCGGGCCTGAACGAAGTCTGCCGGGATGGCGACTTTATCTTTGATGAATGCCGAACTGCCGAAGCGACCGCCGATCATCTCCTGATAAAGCTGCGATTCCAGTTTCTGGTTTTTGCCATTGGCTTCATCAAGTTGGGTCTGGAATACCTTGGTGATTTCGGCTTTAACCTGGTCGACTGCGCCCGCTTCGATCAACTTCTTCTGGTCGAGCCTGGATACCAGGTCCAGTGCTTCAAGCGCCTTCGCCGGGTCGGTGATGCTGGCGAACTGGGATAGTTTGGCTTCCGCCTGCTCTTTCCCTTCGCGGTGAGTTTTGGCCTCACCGTTGAGCTGAGAGATTTTGCCCATCGCCGCAGAGGCATCGAACGGGATTTCTTTGCCGTCATCATGCACGTACACAGGCATGCCGTTTTCAACCACTACGTGTCCGTTTGCATCGAGTTTCAGTTTCATGTCTTTCTCCAGCCTTCCGGCCAATGCTAAAAGGTCATCCGACCCGTTCGCCGCGTCGCATCCGCTAAACGGCAGGTAATAAAAAGGGCCGCCAGTTGGCGACCCCGATAAAGCTATTTGCTGCTATTAAAACGCGCTGGCATCAATGCGCCTGAGTTGCTCGAGCGTGAGCATCTCGCCCCGGTCGTTATAAAACTCATCGACCGTTAGTTTCCCATCGGAGAGCAACCTGGCTCGAGTCACGCCCAGCACCTGTTCTTGCCGGGCGTAGCTCTGGTTACTCAGCCAGTCCCGATAATTGGTCTTTGCTGGCACTTGCCCGTCCATCGATGCGCGTGTGGTGCCGTCAAGCTCATCGATCGGAATACCCAGTTCACGCCATGATTTAGTGATATAGGTTTCGCTGCTGCGGCAGCAGTAATGCGCTTTACCGGGACCGTTGAGATACGGCACTTTGTGGCCTATTGGCTGCCCGTCGAGGGTGTAAAGCAGATGGTCGCGCACGATGCAGATTGGCGTGGTTTTGTTGTCCAGCGTCGAATCCCATTGCTTCGCATTAATAAGGTCGCTGTTGGCCTCGGCAAAGTCCTGCCTGGCGGTTGCGGCAACGTGATTGATGGCGGTTTTCACAACACTTGTGGCATTGGCCCGACTGACCTGTAATGCGCCATCCTGCCAGTTACTGGCTTTGGTGCCACGAACGCGGCGAACAACCTGCTCCGTGGTTTCTCCGTTGAGAAAGCCCATGCGCACGGCGTTGGTTAGTCGTTCAATCCGGTCCGCTTCCAGCTTCTCACCCCATTCCTTCAGTAAGCGTCCCTGGAATGGCTGCGAGACAGCAGAGGCAAATACCTGCTGCGGCGTGAGCTGATGAAGCGGAACATGCTGCAATATTACTTCGGGCAACGTGTCGCTGAACATCAGAGCCTGATAAGTGGCCTCATGCATAGCAAAGCTTTCCAGCTCGGCTGTCAGTGACTCACTTAACGAGGCGTAAACGCGCTGGTTAATCGCCCACACCGCTTTGAGCTGAGTCGCCAGCCGCTTAGCCGTCATGGTGTAAGGATTCATGTCCTCAAGCGCCACCAGCAGCTGCGCAGCGAGTTCGGCATCCGCCTGATTCAGTATGAGAACCATGCGACGTGCCGCGCCATTACCATAACGGCTGACGAATAAGCTGTGCGCAATGGTCTCGTTCTGCAGGCGCTGGTTAACAGTCCATTTGCGATTACGCATATCACTCACCCGTTAACGTTGGAGCCTCGTTGAGTAACTCATCCAGCACCTTATCGGGGTCCATCGTGGCGTCTATCAGGTTAAGCTTCTGAAGCGATTTAATGGCATCGATACGACGAATATCACCACCCTGACGTAGCGCCTGAATCGCGAGAGCAGCCGGCGGATTGAATTCTTTGGTTTCGACATCCAGTTCAGTGCGCACATCAACCGAGCCGCCTTCCGGCAGGTCGAGATATTCCGCCATAATTTGCAGGATATTCGCCAGCGCATCCTCCAGGCTGTTTGCCATGGTGTAGAGTGGCGATTGCTCCTGCATCGTTTCTTCGCTGGTCTGGTCGACAGACTTCGTGGAGGTGTTCTCAGTGCGCAGCAGCTTCGCGCCCGCCTGCCGCATCTGTTCAACAAGGTCAGCGAGCGATTCTTTGCCCGCGCTGATAGCTGCGCCAGTGTGCTCGACGTATTCAAGCCCTTGATGCTGTCTGTCACTGAATGCAGTTGCAGATGACGAGCCGATGACCAGCTCTTCGTTTTCGCCGAGCCCATAAACCACCAACAACGGCACGCGAGCCACATGCAAAACGTTGTCCTGCTCGCTCTGGCTCTGCCAGTGCTTGATGTTCAGCAGCGCCATGTTCAGTAGCGGAGGCGTACCACACATAAAGCCCGTACGTTTGGTATAAAGCGTGATGAGCGGGATATCATTGCGTGAGGTTTCCCATTCTTCATAAAGCGTCCAGTTCGCAGCACCCTGCGCATCCGTCGATTTGCGATGTAGCTGTACTTTCCCCGGGAGAAGATAACGAATCTGATCAATCTTCTTCTGCCCGAAGTCGTCACCATCCTCGATAACGACTTCTTTGATGCGCAATTCAGTGAGCACCACCTTTCCGCCAGTGACCTTTGATTTCCAGCCGATGACCTGCCGTGGGTTAATCATCGTGACGTATGGGCGTGCGCCTGTTGCCTTCTCTTCGGCTTTCGTTTTCACTTGTTCTGTATCAACGCGCGGATAATCCACCAGCGCATGCGCAAGACCATATTGCATTGCGAGTCCAAAGAGTGATTGCGCCCAGACATCGAAGCGGTTGCCCTCAAGGTCGATATTTGGCGCAAGTTCACGAACGCCATCAGGCACTGACTCTTTCAACTGAACCGGCTCGGCAAATACCCGGCCAATGTTCTGCTTAATGGTTTCCTCGTATGCTGGCAGCAACGTGGCCACCGCGAGGCGCTCTTTGTACGCGTCCTTGTCTTCTTTGGGCCACATTGGCAGGTAGGTTTTACCGAGCTGCCGCATGTATAGCGTGCCGCCCATCAGCGCGTCGTTAATGTCCCACGCCTGAACCATGTTCCCATAGTCCAGATTGGGTGTTGAAATATCAGGCATGGTTATATCCGTAGGTTAGTGACTTTGCCGGTTGGCTTGATGATTGGGAATTGCTTAACGATGTAATAACCACCCGCATCGTTAGGGTGATCGTTATCGGATTTTTTATCTGGCTCACCAGTCTTCTTATCCCAGACTTGCTGCTCCAGCGATTCGGTATAAACCGGGCAGCGCTTCACATTCACCCGGTAGCGGCGATCGCCGTTGCCGTTGCAGAACATGGCGTTCATAGAGTTCACGCGGTCTTTCACTGGTGGATTAGAAGCATTAACGACCACGTTAAAGCCAGCCTGTTTAAGCTGGGCTATATCAGTGGTGCTGGCATTGCTTGATTTGCGAGAGTCGCCAGAAGCATCCGGGTAGATATAGATTTCGCGAACCTTACGATAGCTACCACCGTCGTATAGCCAGAAGCGCTCTTTGATGATGCGAATAATATCGGGAGTATCGTAAGCGTTAATGATTTCGGTAACAGCGCACGGCAGGCCAAGCCTTAATACGTGGACTATTCCGGCCATCTTCCCAACGTTAAAATCCATCCCGATATAAAGCGACTCGCCTGGCTGCTCAACTTCTTCGCAGTTATTCCGCCGGCGGTCGAACTGGTGATAAATCGTCCCGCTCATCAGGTTGGTGAACTGACCACGCAGATATGCCTTGATCAGCTCAGGTGGATAACTTGCCAGCAGCGAAGGAATGTAGTCATCTGGCAGGTTCTTCGCATTATCGAACGTGCTGGCCTGCACCATTCCGTACATAGCAGCCAGTTCAGGCTTATCACGCACCGCCTTCAAAAATTGCTGATAGACGAACTTGAAGCCTTCTGGTGTCGTCGTTACGTCAATGCCATTGCGCAGGCCATCGACCTTGTAACGCATACGGGCGATGATTTTTCGCCAGGCTAGTTGCGCCTTTTGCGCTGGCATTACATCGAGCTCATCCACCAGCGCGTTACCAATTTTGAAACCCACTATCGTGGCTGGCTTCTCCATCGATCGGCATATCGTCGTACCGCGATACACCCGCCCTTCGTAGAAATGAACCTCTTTATTACCTTCGTTGATCTTAACGTTCAGGCCCCAGTCGAAGGCGACTTCCTCGACCGTTGGGTAAAAGATATCGCGTATCTGCGGGTACGTTGGCGCGAAGTATCCCTGGTTAATTTTGGGAAACTCCCACATCCCCTTGCAGATGCCACCACAACCCACCCATGTTTTACCGCTACCAAACCCGGCTACATATGATTTGAACTTGTGAGGCATGGCGAGGAAGCGCGCCTGGGGAATATTAAGTGTCGGGCTGATCCCCATCATCTGCCCTCGCATCCACTACGTTGATATTGATTGCCACTGGCGTTGGTTCGTTATCCTCATCATCGTCGGCCAGCTCCTTCCGAAGTTTTTCGACTTCAAGCTGACGGCGTTCGATTTCGATTTGCTGCAAGCGCTGCGCGAACTCGCTGTCAGCCAGGCCAAGGCGCTTCATTACCGCCTCGAACATGCGCTCGCGGCTAATCGCAGTTATCTCAACACCATTCTTTCCAACTTTGACGCCTGAATAAGCCAGTCGAGCAATTGCAGGTAGTTTGCGAGTGTCAGGGAAGTAAGGTTGACCGATACCGTCACCATTGCAGCGTGGGCATTTAGGATTGGGCTCGCTAGTGTGGTCATAGCCATAGCCGCCAGTATCAAGTGGCTCCCGGCTGCCTTCTTTTGCCGCGGCCTTGAGTCGTTCCTCTTCAAACTCAACCATATCGCGCCACTGATATTGATGACCGAATCCCCAGCAGTAACGGCAACTGCCCCGGCGGTATTGCGAGATTTGGTTGGCATCGAAAGTGGCAAGCTCCCACATCTGCGCCAGAACTTCGTCGGCGCTGGCGAGCGTGCGCGACAGTGAGGCTTTCTGCTGCTGCGCGATTGCCCGCGCAATACTAACTTTTGTTAACAGCCTTGCACCCTGTTCATTGGCTGTCTTGGCGCTGTATCCAGCTTTGATTGCGGCCTGCGTAGCATTGCCACATCTAACGTATTCCGCTACAAAAGAGCGTTGTTGTGGGTTGAGGTCATCATCGTCAACAAGCTCTTTTGCGCATTTTTCAATTTGCGCACTGCGCACTTTCTTCTGCGCATTTTTTTGCGCACTTTGCGCAGAAGGCTTCTTGATATATCGGCGGGCCGTTGCGTAGTTCAGTCCCTGAGCTTCACACCAGTCGCTCGGTGAGATATTCGTTTTGGCGTGATCGGACAGGAACCGCTGCTGAAGGGCTCCCCAGTCCGGTTTTGCCATTGCTTACTCCAATAAAAAAGCCACCAGCGAATGCCAGTGGCTCAGAATGTGTATGGTGGCCGGTGCTGATCTCCGGCATGGTTAGTGCTTTGCTTGGTCATTATCACGCCTAGTGACCAATGCGGATAGTCTCCGCGCCAGTACTGGTCATATTGAATCAGCCTGCACATTCACCACAATTTGACATTATCACAGGCACTAAATGAATGTCTCAAGATGCAAACTAAGATCAAAGCCATAATTGTGACAATCATGCACTCTTGCACACCTATTAATTGGTCGTTAGTTTTAGCTTTCGCTAAAGTTTTAACATCCCTGACTTGAGGTTATTTTCTGAATGAAAACCAAACTTTTAACTGTCGTAACGTTAGCTGCTTTATTCTCAGGTGCAGTCAACGCAATTGGTGTGAGTTTTGCTGAATACCAGCAAATGCAAACTATCAATCAGTGTGCATATATCGCTAACACGATGAGTGCTGATAACACCGCTCAGGTTATGGAATTAGCACTGCAACGTTATATTGAAGTTACTTCAAAGTCGCGCCCAGGTGGATATCACCCTACACCAAATGATCTCGCCACAGACTATGCGCTTTTCTTTCAGCAAACAGTGTCCGATACAGCAGATGAGATGTTTGAACAAATTAACAAGCGCGGACTTCCATTGGCACCAGGGTCATGGGAATTAGTTGCCCGTGACTGGTGGACAGTAAAACAGTGTTCGGTAGTTACGGGCCTGTGAATCTTGGATTTGATGGACGCCCACTGGTACAACCATTAAAAAAGCCACTCGTAAGTGGCCTTTGTGATAACTATTGATTATTTTTCAAACCAAGGGGATATTAATTTAAACCATACAAAAATTGAGACTTTATATGCCTTTCAAATTTTCGCTTTTCATGGGCTGGTACTTCTTCGCAACTTTTTACGCTGCAACAACTTTAGGCACGCAAATTGGCGATGCAATCCTTGAAGGATCTCGAATTGTGCACGCAATTATTAGCATTGTGATTATTGTCCCCATGTTCTTATTATCTCGCCAATTTTTTCAGATTTTGAAACAACATTTTTTAAATGATAAAAATTCGCTATAAATTTTCATTATCAAGCCCACCAGTAGATGAGCTTTGTAATGGTCTATTCAGCTGGTTGGATATCGATGAAGTATTCCTTGCCCTGCTCAAATTGCTCGAAGGCAGCAGGATTGGATATGACCATCTGAAGCTGTCCACCCGGCGTGTACTTAGACCAGGCTTTGTTTTCTTCTGTGTCGGCTGTTACCGGGCTCATGTGGATGGTGCGATGTGAATCGTCATTAGCTTTCTGAATAAAGTGACAACGGAATTTGGCGCGAACGGTCATGGCTATTCTCTTTGTTGTGGTCGTAAAAAAGCCCCGCTATTGCGAGGCTCGTGATTGTTCAATGGTTCGGATATCAGCCTTATCCCGGTTGCACTGCCCCAGCGCAGACAACAGACTGACGTTTAAATCCAGACTGGCCCCGTAAGTCAGCGGATCGGGAATAAACGGTTGTGGCGTTTCAGCGGTCAGGCTGGATGGGGTTTGCTGCTGTGGTACCGGAACGTAAACTGTCCGCGTATTGGCGCAGCCGGTTAGTTGCACCAGCAGGCACAAGCCGAGCAGCACAATCATCACTCGCAACAGCAGCTTTGATGTCGTGCGCGGCGCTCTGAGCGTCCTGTGCGATCTGGTTCTTGGCATGCTGATTGACTCCCAGAACAATGTTGGTGATAGCCACGGTTTTCAGGACGTTATCCATAATCGCGCGATTGCTATTGTTCTCACCCTGTAGCGTGGTCAGGCTGGCATCGATGCGGGTGTTCTCATTCCAGAGCCACGCAATCATCACCAGCGCAGCGATGGATAGCCACCAGCGCCAGTGTGTATTCAGTGAAAGCAGGAAATATTCAATCATGCCTCGCTCTCCGAACGGCTCCCGTTCATCACCGGAAGTGGTCGAGTATCTTTCGGCTCATTCACCGGCCAGCGATAACCTGATACACGCGAACGCTGGAAGGCGCGGATATTGATAGCATCAGACTGATTTCCACCCAGCACCATCAAATCACCGTTTTCATGTTGCCCAACGACGAATCCAACATGGCCGCCGCCGTCGCGACTGAATACCACAACGCAACCGAAGGCTGGTTCGCGTAGCTCGGCGCCCCAGTTGAGGTAGGACCTCGCAGATTCAAAGCGGGTTGATTTGATTCCGACCCGCTCGAGCATGGAACCAACGAAGGCTGCACACCATGGCGTTTCATCATCTTTGATTCCACTGCGTTTGATGTCTTTCCAGAACTGGATAATGAGAGGGTTATGACGAGGACCTTTGATTTCTAACTGACCTAAATACTTACGGGCTTCAACTATCCACTTGGGTTCCTGCATTACTGCCTCCTGCTTTATTCAAAAAGCGCGCTTCAAGCGCCTTGATTAGGGTTGAACCTGACCAGCCAGCCATTCCGCAGATTGCCCCGGTTATTTCTACAGGCCATAGATAGTGCATCGCAGTAAGCATCATCAATGCACCAGCAAACAAAGACACTATGAGTTGTAATGCCAGCATCACCCAACTGAAGCGGGCACCATTAATGACACGGTAGGCATATCCAGCCATCGCCCCGAGCAATGTCATCAGGAATGCCAGTATTAATGCGAACAGGTCGGGGTTGTTTCCAGGCATGCGCATATCTCTCACCTCGCTGAGTGCGGGTGCTGTGTGATGGGTATAAAAAAGCCCCGCATAAGCGAGGCCGAAAGTTGAGATGTATCAATCGGGTGAATATGTTGTCTGGTAGCCTGAAGTTTCAGCCCACCCATGTGTCAGCATGGATGTTTATTGCCGCAGGTCTGGCTGTTGGCCTCGGTTCTACAGGAGTTCAGACTATAAATGGCAGATATTCATCACATTGAAAATCTTAAGCTCGGAACAAACTGCAATGACGTGAAGGATGTTGCAACAGAGGTCACAGCAATGAAACTGGCTCTCGGCTTGCTCTTTGCAAGACTTCCTGATGCCGACAAAAACCAGTTTCTTATTGAATTGACGCAGTATGATTTTCCGCCTTTTGAAAAGCTAGCAACAGAGTTAAAGCAGTTTGCACAAAAATAAGCACTGGCCGCTTAGGCGGCCTTTTTGACGTTGAATCTTGGCGCAAAGAAGACTATAGATTTTTTATCTTCACTAAGACCAAAATATGCACTATCCAATTCCCCCTCCTTTTTCCTGCTGTAGTAGTAAAAAGGCCCCGGCAAATGCCGAGGCCATAAATTGATTTGCAATAGCAAAGTCTCTATTCAGGCGGGTGCAACTGCCCGCTTATTACCACTACATCACTGGAATGGATAATTTCACGTTGTCGACCCACTAATTGCCAGCCGCCGGTCGCTCGCTCACCTGTTTCACAGTTTTCAGCTTCTTGACGAAAATATCGGGCAACCTGAACGGTGCCGTAGAACTGTATCCAGTAGAAGCCTTCTTTCATCGTCTGTCTCTTTTTAGGTAATGATGACTTGAGGATAGCAGTTGGGTAGTTTCAGGTAAGGCTTGCGCCGTCATCGGGTATATTTTTAATACCGCCATGCGTGCCAGCTTTCAAAACCTTAATCATTAGCCTTCCTTTACCTGGGTCAGTTCGAAATGCGCGCAATGCGTGTCGCTTAAATATTTGCAGGTAGATGATATTCAGTAAGGGGCATAATAAAAAAAGCAGAATCCCTGCGCCGAAAGCAGCTAATCCATGTAACCAATCAAGCATCGTCAGAGGAATAAGAAAAAGACAGTAATGAAGAATGAAGCAGATTTTGGTAACAGACAACGCCCATGCAGGTATAAATATTTTGGGGTCCACTTCATGAAATCTACTGCATTTTACTATCTGGCCAGAAGCGACACTCATGCCAAGAAACCAAAAAATCGGTGCGTACGTTACTAAAAATAACCCTATAACGATTAAGTTCCAGTTGTACATTCGTGAATCATGTCCGGGTGACTATTTCATCCCCGAATAATATCACGATTTTTCTGTTGGCCATCAACGCAAAAACCCGCACTCGGCGGGTTCGTTGGTAATTTGTTTACTGCCACCAAATGCACTGATGGCACAATATCAAATTAGGCTTAAATATCGCCCATTTAGTTCGGTTTTGCAAGACTTACACATAAATTTGTCGACTTTTGTTGTGATCGCGTTCTCGCCGTTGCACAAAGAGCACCGCAATCCAGTCGACCATACAAGGCTTTCATTGTCCGCCAGTGGCCTGCATAGGTTTCTGACCAGGTGGATTTGCTTATTTGAACTAACGCTGCGAGGTCAGCATGCTGATAGCCTTCCCCTCCTTTCAATTCATTCCTGAGATCCTGCGCTGCCAGCCATACGAGAGCCTGTAATCGCTTCACCGTTTTGCCCGCCATCTTCTTGCTTCCCAGCGTCGCTTTAAATTCAGCCCATGCCCATTCAGTTATCGCCACCTGATGAGCAAACGCCATATCACCGGCATAGCACCATGACAGCCAGGCGTGTTCGTGCTTATCGAGCGCAGCCAAAGCGCGGCGCCATGATGCGGTACGGAACTCTACTGGCTGAACAAGTGCGATAGACGAACCTTTCGCTCTGGACTGCTGGCCAGGTACCGGATCGCCAGGAAGCGTAATCATTTTGCCAGTTGCCTCATCGAGTATGCGCCGACGCTTGCGCTTAAAGCGGCCGGTATCGAACCGTGCATTCTCAGCGAACGCCACCAACTGGCCTTTCGTTGCCCCGCTTAAATCAGCAGTGGCCACCATGAGTTCTTCGCGGACGTACTGAAGATATTGCTGATTCACGCAGCCTCCTTTCGTTTAAGTTCACGCAGTTGAGCACGGGCATTAAGGCGTATGGTTTCTAGCTCTTCTCGCGTCCAGCGGTAAACACGGTTATCACACTCCATCTCCACCACTCGAGCCTCGCCAATCTTCTTGACCAGGTTGATGCGGTAAAGCTCGATATTCCCGGATTTATGGACGTTGCACTCGTAGCATTGAAGGTTAATATTGTCGGGTTCGTAACGTAGATGGCTAGCGGCGGCAGTCGTGCGGTAATGCCCTGCCTGCCATTCCATTGATTGATGTGTTCCGCAGGATATACAGCCGTCTCCATTGGCAAGGTCACTTTCGCGACGCAAGTCATTTACAGCACGTTGAGTGAGGTCTTCCCAGTGTTTGAGGGGTTTAACGGCGGCTTTGCGTCTACGCCATGCGGCTCGCTCAACCTTAGCTATTTTCTTGCTCTCGCTAGCTGATTTGGCCTGCTCTTTTTCTTTCTCTTTGCTGCGCAGCGCAAGCGCGTACTGCGCACCATGCTCAGGACAGCACCACCAGACGTTTGAATAAACCGGATGAAACCACTCACGGCAGACTTTGCACTTGCGGCGAGGTTGCTTTGCCATGCTCACCTCACTGATTCTGCTGGTCGCGCAGCTGCTGATACTCGCAGTTGTGCGGGATAGTGAGGAGCAGGCCGAACTGCGCGCACCACATCTCGACCTGGCTCAGGAAGTGATGCATTTCCCCGGCATCCAGATCAGAAGTGTGTCGCGGTTCCCACGTTGTGGCTTTCTCGCCAGTGATGAAATCGGTGTAGGTGATTTCCACGCTGCCGAGATAGGTTTTCTTGAGGTTGCGCTTCACCCACTCGGGAGTTGCTTCGGTGCGGCCCGAACGAATCAGGTACTCACTGATTTCTCCGTACCACATATGGCTTAACGCGTTCTGCGGTAGGCTGCGTTTATCACGCCAAGGTTTGAGTATCAGGCGATAGCAATCACCACCAGCTAATAGCGGCTGGAGTTGTTGGCCTATGGCGTCGAAGTTTGTCTGGTGAAGGCGAACGCCCTCTTTTGGAAAGTTCACGCGTCACCCCTATGGGCGAACGCTGAATGCAAAGAAACGCTGGCGTCGGATAACGTCAGGCGAGAGATTTCAGATTGGTAGTATTTTTGCGCCATGGTGTTCACTCCGTGGCGCATCGTAGTCAGGTTATCGGGTGTTCAGGCCGATAGTTGTATTATGCAAGTCATGTCTTGCAAAGGTCAATTGCTGGAAGATATCTCTTTGACCATCTCAACCAGTGTCGCTCGAGAGATAATGCGCTCGTCTTTCTGCAGGAGCTTGTGGCCTATTTCTACACCACCATTGTTTAACAACAATCGCTCTCCCGCCTTGAGCTTGAAGGAGCACTTTATTGCACCATCGGAGCGTCTCACTAGATCGTAAGAATCACTACCCTCAGAACTTGCTTGAGACACATCAACCCCCTTCCGTACTGATTAATTTTCGGGACCCAGAATCCCACTTTGCAAAGCCATCTCGGCTATGCGTAACCACTGTAGCAAAGTCGACTTTTTTCCTAATAACCTGCGCGGAAATAAAAATCCCTAAAATTGCATTCAGTAGTTTTTGCTACCACAACACAAACAAACAGCACACAATAACTGTATGTATAAACAGTACTATTTTCTTTTTCCAAGTATGCACAAAAACTATGTATCTATGCAAGGTTATTTATCTGGCTGATTTGAATAATCTTTTTCGCTACACTAGATCAAAATTTGATCGTTAATATTAACGAATGCTGCGTGGCAAAAATGTCGAGACTAAATGATTGAATGCCTGCACTTCGTCACTTCATGTCACGTAATGACACACGCCAGTGTCGACACAATCGAAGTCTTATCAATCATCAGCACTGAAGGTAGGTTGAAAATTTGTTGCTAAGCTGTGCTCGCTAATTAATCACTTTCATTGATCAATGCGATGCTATCGATCGGTTAAATCGATCATAGAAGGCAGTAATAAGGCCACTGCTTAGGTGGCCTGTGTGTTCGCTTAAGTCACGCAGCCTGTTCTTTCACCCCGCAGAGTTCAGGCAAGTTGGCGCGTACCAGTGCCTCAGCAAACGGAGGCGGTACCGCATTGCCGCAGCGAGCGACTTGCTTGTCCTTCGCATACTTCACGCCGCGGTAGTCCTGGTCGATGATGTACCATTCAGGGAAACCCTGGGCGCGGTACAGTTCTGTTGGCTGCAGCATGCGCATTCCGATATCCACGATGCGATACACCACGCCCTCTACTGTCACCAGCCCGTCGGACTCCACACCGCAATACTGCCGCAGGAACGCCAGTGCCTGCGCCGCGCGCGGCTCGTCATAACCCGTAGTCGCCAGGCTGGCCTCAACGTTCCCCACATGCAGGCCACCGGCAGTGAGACCAGGTGCTGGAGCGTCAACTATCCGGCCATCCCGGCAGGTGCCGCGTAGTATCACCAGGTGCGATGTGACCAGACCATGGTGATCAGTGGTGGTGACGGTGTGCGCTGGTTCATTCAGAGCCACGCCAGCGCCCCGGTAATTACCGCCGAAGTGCTTGACCAGATTCGCCGCCACCAGCCCGAACTTCCCACCGCCGGCAACCACCGTACCCAGCGGCTTATGCAGGCCCGGCACCAGAGGTTCCTGCCCTGGGCGCTCGCCGTAGCCCATCTGAATGAGAGTGGTGGACACCAGCTGTGATTTACCGCCACCGCCAGCAGTGATGGTGCCGTTTGGTTCTGTTACTGCATGCCCAATGCTATTGCCAAACTGACGGCCAACAAACGGAGTGATATACGCTCCCACAATGCCCAGCGCATGCCCATTCCCGCCAGGTCTCTTTGAAGTTCCAGCGGTGACTGTCGGTACCGGTTCACGGCAATCCTGCCCCGTCGCGCCAGTTCTGAACTTAGTGAGGTGTGGTACCGCAATCGCGTAGCCATGCGTTTTGGTAATGGTCTGCAATGGCTCATCCAGCGACTGCCCACGGAAACAGTCGTACTTCGTCCGCGTGCTGGTGTGGTTGCACTTCACGATAAACGGCGATGGATTATCGATAACGAAGCGCTGAATGCCTCGGGCAATACGTTTAAGCGTATTTGTGGCCAGCGGTCGCTTACGCTCAAAGATGCTCGGGCAATCAAGCGACCAGTCAATACATTCAGCAGCTGTGCGCCATGGTTTCAGCGCGCCGTTTAGCACTCCCAGTGATTTAGGGTCACCGTGTGATGGCTCAGGCCATGTAACCGGCTGCCCGTCGCAACGCATCACCATGAAGAAGCGTTTGCGGATTGTTGGTGCACCGAAGTCGCATGCTCGCAGCTCGCGAGAATCAACGTCATAACCAAGCCCGTTAACCAGGCGAAGTGCGTCACTGCTGTTTGGCGCTATACCGAGGAAGTCACAAGCCTCTGAAAGAGCCGGATGCCCGGCATCAATACCAGCACCCAGCATGCCAACGAAAGCCGCGAAGGTTTCACCGGCACGTTTCGGATCTGGTCGTTGCTCCCCGTTATCGTCAACCAGTAACGGACCCCACGTTTTGAACTCTTCGACATTCTCAAGCATCATAACGCGAGGGCGTACCGCCAGCGCCCAACGAAGAACAATCCAGGCCAGCCCACGAATTTCCCGCGCTACCGGCTTCGAGCCTTTCGCTTTGCTGAAGTGGCGGCAGTCAGGCGAGAACCACGCCAGGCCAACTGAATTACCTGCGGTCGCTTGTTTCGGGTCGATATCGAATACAGACTCGCAGTAATGCAGCGTGTCCGGGTGATTGGTGGTGTGCATCGCCACCGCGTTCACATCATGGTTGATTGCGATATCAACACTGCGACCGATTGCCATTTCAATGCCAGTACTCGCGCCGCCACCACCAGCAAAGTTATCAACGATAATTTCTCTCACGCGTATTTCTCCATGGCGGTAGCCAGCGAACGAGCGGCTGTGATAATCGACGGTACCGGCATTTGCTCCAGCCACATGCGATTGATGTGATGCTTCAGGCGGCGCTGGTGATGCGCCGGTAATACACCGGCACTTTCAACCTGGGAATAAACCATACCGACCTCGGCAGGCCATACTGTTTCCTGAACGTACACCAGCAGCAGAGACTCAAGTTCGACGATGCGCTTTGTCGCGTACCGCACGAGAGTTTCCAATCCGTTATCCATGGCGTGGCCTTTGACGAAAATAATCCAGTGCGTCTTATCTTCTTTGCCAGTTCGCTGCCCGATGATCGGTTTCTCTGGCGTAAGCGCCAGAATCTGGCTAACCGGTATTTGGGTTTCGTTCCATTTGAAGATGAGCACGCCGTGTGGCCGCAATACTCTGAACGCCTCAGCGAATCCGGCACGCAAATCATCGCGCCAAGTTTCTTTGTTCAATTTGCCGTACTTCTTACCCATCCAGGCACTATCGCCAACACGTTCAAGGTGTGGCGGGTCGAACACAACGACCGGGAATGAATCGTTAGCGAATGGCAGCGCGCGGAAGTCGGCAATCAGGTCAGGACGAATGATCAGGCGGCGACCGTCGCAAAGCGTGTGCTCTTCGCTACGAATATCAGCGAACGCAGCGCGTTCATCCTCCTTATCGAGCCAGAACATGCGGGAGCCACAGCACATATCGAGGATTGACGGCATAGCCAACGCTTCAGGTGGGTTAGTCATTCCAGGCCTCCAGCTCGTTTTCAATTTCTTCGTCGATCTCGTCGTTGGTAGCCGTCTTATTGAGATAGCGCCGCGCTTGTTTCCGGTATGACTCACGGCGTTCGTCGTACCATTCTGAGAATTTAGGCGACCAGCCGTTCACGTACCCGCAAAAAGCAACCAAGGCGTTGTCCTCAGCCAGGCGATCGACCATGCAGTCAGCGGTAGTTAAAGCACATTCACGGATATACCCACGTAAATGATGCTTTCTCCAGTAAGGGCTAACTTTTGAGTCGCACACAGGTTTAAAGCGAAGCTTCCAGCGACGAATACAGCGAGCATCAAGTGACTTAGGCATTGTTGGCCTCCACGCGCTTGAACTCAATTACCCATACCCATGGGCTGGCCTGCCAGCTCTGTGAATTATCGGCGCCGTAAATTGACTGCCATAGCTCACCGAAAACGTAACGGGCTGGAGATAGTTCGTTAGCCTGAACCCCTTCTGCATTGGCATCTTTCTCGCTAATAGCGTTCAACCACTCAACGCGCACATTGGTAATTTCCAGCGATATGCGACTGGCCCATCGCGGCATGTGGATTGACGGCGTCCATTTGCGGTTCGGAAAGGGAATGTCTGCGGCGTAAAGTATTCCTGAGCAGCCTACTGGCTCCTCGCGATCTGGAATGGGTTCAAACGTTTCACGAACCCAGATGCGATCGCCTATTTCGCCAAATGGGCAGCACTTACTTAAAAATTCGTGATAATCAGGGATTTTGCTGCTTCCTGGCGTAAAATCAGAAACGTGAACCATCGCCCGCAATTTATTGCACGAAAACCAATGGTCGCCTTCTCGCGTTTTGCTAGGCTCTGGCTGAACTTTCATGATCCGCCTGGTCTGCGTCTTGCTGCCGTTCAGAATCGCCCGCACCATCTCGCCGTTGAAAATCATTCCACGTTCACGCATTGCCAGCCTCCTTGCGCAGCTGTGCGGCAATGTCCTCTAACACACCATCAGCAAACGAACGGTCAAAGTCGCCTTCTGGTGCCGTCGGCATAAATTCAGTTGATGTGAGAATCATGCGGGCGATATCAGCAGCGTTTTTCGCTGTGTCATCTATGAATCCAGCTTCCCATGCAGCCAGCATGCGATTTGCTACAAAGTGAGCACCCTCGATGTGGGCCTGAACCTTAATGCTTGCAACGGCGGCTTCGGTAGCTGGCGAGGCTGCTTTGATAATTTCTAATGCACGAACATGGCCGATGCTGTCTTTCTGCTGTTCGTTGGCCCATGCCTCGATTTCAGCAAAATCGCTTAGCTCCGGAGCTTCGATACCTGGTCCAAACACGGTGTTTTGTAACCATGTCATGCCGTCGTGCAATCTCCCTGCGTTGACGTGCATCAGTGCAACCTGAATACCGACCCAGTATTTGTGAAGCATCCAAGCATTAGATAATTCGCTGGCTGCTTTTGGCAGCAGGGATGCATTCTCCACCGCCAGATTAACCACCTGCTTATTTAGCTCGTCGGCACGCACACGCTGAACAGCCAGTTCGTCAGCCAGCTCTTTCACCAGCTTTGCTGATTCGGCATCAAGCCCTTTCGCCAACGCATAGCCAGCCGTTACTAATTCCTGAGTTTTGGTCTTCATGCGCGTGCTCCACTGCCGAAAATTTTGTGTACCTGGTAGCCTTGCCAGTTCTGGCGGCATTCCTGGCAGACGATGTTGATGTATTTAACCGGCTTAGGCTTCGGCCTGTTGGCTCGCATCGCTGCGTTATATGCCCTGCTGGCCGCTATTCGTTTCTGCCTGAGCTTCTCATCCAGATTTTCTGCGTAGGCTTCGTAATGTGCTGCATCAAGGAAGTAGCCACGCTTGCCGTACTTATACAAATCCCCCGTTTTTGAAGCTTGCTCGAGCAGTCGCTTCGTCACCCAGTTAGAGGTATTCAGCAGGGCTTTGATATCACCGAATGTCAGTCGATCACGTTCTGAAAGCTCCGAGCGGATGACTGCTAACCGTTGGTGATAAGTTTCATCCAGTGGTGCTGAGTGTGTTGTTTCCATCAGAACGCACCTCCCTTTAGCCCATGCTTCGCGCGCAGTTCTGAAATCTTCTCCAGGCCTTGCGACTGAGATAGCGGCTTACCGCCAAGTGTCGGGATCATGACTTTCGGTGCCGGGATACGTTCACCTCGGGAGATTCTTGAAGCCATTGCAGCAAGCTCAGTGGCGGCTTTGCGGCGTAGTTCGCCATCATTCCAGCCATTGGCGTGGATACCTGAATACAGAGCTGTGACCATCCAATAGTGCTCTGGCTTATCCCAAGGGTAAGACTCTGGGCTATCGTAATAGCCATGGCGCTTGCAGTACTCGTAAACCATCGTGACCAGTTCGCTAGCTGTTGGCAGCCCGAAGCGCTGTTGTTCACCCTGGCGACACCACGCTATGAATAACCCTGGTGATGGCAGGAATGGAGTTTCCTGCTGGCGGGCTATGCGCATGCCTGAGTTCACCTGCTCAATGGTGGTAATGCGGTTCTCCGCAAATGCCAGAAGCCACTGGCGACGCAGTTCGTTGAGTTCGTCCTGAGTCTTAATGTTAACCGTCAGGGCTGGGAATGCCGCCTTGAGCTGGCGAAATAACTCATTGAAAATGTGCTTTGTTGAGTCAGGAATGGGTTGCTGTTCCTGCCCGGCATTCGCCATTGCCTGTAGAGCGCTGGCGTCGCGATTGTTGATAGCTGTCATCACAGATTTCATAATTTCATGTCCTCAGCCCAGTCGGTGTTGTCGAAATCGAGAGCATTGGTGGTCGCAGGACCACGCCTGGCGGCGTCACGCTTGAGCGACAGCGTGTCCCACTTCTCACGAAGCTTTGCCGGGCACAGGACGTTGATACTCCAGAAGGCGTCTTTGCTGACCCATTTGAACAACTCGCAAACCTCCCGGTGGGTACGCCCGTCAAGCACACGCATCAGCCGTATATCGTTAGCCCAGGCCGTCAGATTGGCTTGTCTGGCAGTGGGCTTGATGGTGTTCACCAGCGCGGAGATCCACTCAGCGGCCCGGAGGTCTTCAGCACTCCCCCACTTGCTGCCGTTTGGGGTGTAAATCACCGCTTCGGGATGGGAAGACAAAAACTTTTTCAAACGCTCGTCGGAGGATTCGTCAGAATTCTCAGACGTAGGTTTTTTAGTATTGTTATTATCTTCTTGTTCATGTTGTGCGGATGTTTGTGCGGCTCCATGTGCGCCCATACCCTCCGAAGCCGCGACAGCACTGGCTTCATCATGTGCGCTTGTATGTGCGGATGTTTGTGCGGGTAAATTGCTCACTTTTTCAGCATATTGCGCATAATTCAGGATGGTGATCACGCGCCCTTTTTGCTTCTCACCCTCCATTGAAATCATCCCTTCGCGCACAAAAAAGCCCAGCATTCTTTCGACTGCATCACGGCTTGTTGGCTTTCCCTTCCGGTCACATAGTGCAAGACCGAGATCGGCAGCAGTTACCACCAGTTGTCCGGGTTGCAGATGCCATACATGGCCTTTAAATCTGGCGGCATAAGGCTGGCGTTGCGCATCAATAAGCAGGTTCTCCCATAACGTTCTGAGAAACACATCCTTAGCCCAGGGCTTCTTCTTGATGCTCCGGTACAACGGAATGTAACCATTCTTCTGGTTCTCCATCCTGTTGCTCCTGGCGGCTGAGTGAGCCGCAAAATTGGCGTAAGCGACATTTGACATAGCTATGCCCCTTTCGCCTGGTGTTTCAGTTCGACGTTTGTCATAATCGATTCCGTAATAGCTGACGTTATTGCACCTGAAAGTCGCTTCTGTTCCAGCAGAGCGGCTTTCGCCATTTTTGAACCTGTCATATCACCCCCAACATGCTCGTCACCAATTCATACAACGGGCCAGTCAATGCCGGGTCCACACGAAACATCTCCACAATCCCTTCGCTCAACTCTTTTAGCTTTTGATGAGTTGGCGCATCAAGCGCAACTGCTACCTTGGCCTCGCTGGTTTCTTTCTCCAGTCGTGCCAGGCGCATCATGATGTTGTCTTCCGGAACCAGGCGGACACGAAACTCAAGAGGCAGCACGGCCATGATTGCTGGCATCAAACGTTTGATATACGTGCGGTATTTTGTAGAACCCTCTGGGTTATCCAGCCAGCGAAAGAACTTAACCTTCCAGACATCACTGTCAGAAGGCACGTTCAGCCCGCGCTCACCGCTTCGCTCCCATTCTTTGCGGACTTCATCAGCAGCAGTGAGCTGTCCATCTCTTGATGCCCATGCGCGCACTGCGGCACAAACGTTTCGATGCTGAAGGCTATCATCCGATGCCTTCATAAATTGATTTTGGAATATCAATCCACTTTTGATGTGGCTGCTATCATTCTGAAAACGAAGTGTTTGCATGGTTATGCCTCCTACTGCGGTAAACCATCGGTTGGGTTTGGGTAGATGTCATTGCGAATTTCATGCGGAGTTATCTGCCAACACAATGCTTCGCAAAATGGAATAACTCGATGGGCTGGTACCTCACCGTTCAGCCAAAGACTTACAGCCTGAGGAGCTATCCCCATTTTCTTCGCGATCTCGGTCTGACTCATAATTGAGCAAACTTTTTCTTTTAAATTCGTGTCCATGGATTCCCCTTATGAGATACAAGCAAACATTACAAGACAAAATAAAATACTACAAGCAATTCTTGTATATCTCTTGCAATGCCTTCTACAAGGAGGCCTTGTAGAATGGAAGACATGAAAACAGGACAACATCAGAATTTGTCATACAGAATCCAACTGCTTCGTGATGAGACAGGTTGGAATTTGTCAGAGATTGCCAGGCGCGCAATGGTGTCGCCACAGGCGGTGCAGCAGTGGGCAAAAGGTGATACTGCTCCTAGTGGTGAGAGGCTTAAACGACTTGCATCTGCTGCGGGGAAACCTGAGCACTGGTTCTTTATGGCTCCAAATGAAGTCGAGCCTTCCACGACGTATACAGTTTCAAAAGACAAACTGGATGATAAAGAGTTAGCTTTGCTCGCTCTCTTCAATCAAATGCCGGAAGCTGAGAAAAATCGCCTTATCGTTCATGCTAAAACTACGCTTAAAGAGTTAGATCTGCTGAAGGATGACGTGAGTAGCATCATCAAGAACATTAGAAAATAAGTAAAATCCCTTCTTAAACAAGCGCGGCAACATTGCTGCGCATTGTCATATCATTAATTACAAGTATTGCTTTAAATTGAACTTGCATAATACAATATTTGCTTGTAATGTTACTTCATCGACAACAAGCGCAGCGTTGTCAGGTTAAAGAAACGTTCCGCCAGCCTGGCGATAAGGGCAAAGGGGATTGAGATGTTCGATTTAATGCGTAAGCCAGTGAAGCAGCAGGCAGTCAGGCTGCCAGTAGTGATGGTGATAGTTCGCAAGGTTTGTTATGTGCTCGCCCAGAAAGGCGATCCAACAAAAACGAAGTCGCAGTAACGCAAAAACCCGCGCAAGGCGGGCTCTACGTCCAGCGGTACCGACCAAAGTGCGCTGGAAATCTGATTAACCAAAGTAACCACCCAATGGGCGCTTTCTATGGCTCGGGGATCTTACAACCTTTTGGAGCGTAAAAACAATGATGTTCGCATACATGCTTAAGGCTAGAAAAAACTCAGGAATCAAAGACTTGTTCTTTTGGTGTGACGAAAAAACGGAAGCGCGGGCAAAACTTCGTCTTCAAATTGCTATGGAAGATGCTGAAATCGAAGTTGGTCGTGGCCATGATTATCAGTTACCAATCCGCACTGACGTACCTGTATTTGATGACTTACCAAAGGAAGGCGTACTGGATGAAACCTGGTGCGACCGCTACGAACTGGGCGATGACAGCAAGACCTGGCAGAAGATTGCTGCTGCCGAATCAAAAGAGCCTGAAACGAAAACCGTCGAAACCACCAGCGATGTGAAAGTACCTTCCCGTGAACAGGTTTCTGAGCGCCTGGATGAAATGCGCAACCTTAGTGATGATGACATTATCGACACTTGCAAGCTGCCGCTCGCAACACAGATCGCTCACTTCTGGCTGGGTGGCATGTATACAGCTACGCCGATTGAGCGCAAGGCAGCAACTGCAGCGGCCATGGATACTGATAACAGCTATCTGCAAAATGTCATTCTGGCTTTCAACTCAGTTGAGTCCTGCAAACATTGCTACGACCACATCCGTCAGGGCCTGATAGAAAACATCCACACTATTTGGCCTATTGATGGAAAATCGCCTGAGCTCAACCTGGTTCTGACATTCACTCAGGAATGGATGGCTGCTATCAACGACAGCTCCGACACTGATGGAGTGAAGCGCAAATCAGTTACGGAGAAATGGCTTACCCGTTATCGCAAAGAACGTACATCATCAGGTGCGACTGCTGGTGGCCTGAATAAGACCGATCGTTCTCCTGACCTTGAGCACACTCTTGATACTCTCGACGAGGAAATTGCGTGCGCCCTTCTGCCTATGGATTTTAATATCTATAACATCCCAGGCAGCATTCACCGCCGCGGTAAAGAGATGGTGGCTGCCAAAGAATCCCCGTGGAAAGAATGGTCACGCAAGCTGCGTCACTGCCCTGGCATTCTCGATTATTCCCGCGCCGCTATCTTCGCTGTTGTGCGCAGTGCTGCACCAAACATTCACATGATGCCAGGTACTCACCAGGCATGGATTAACGCGAAGTTAACTGAAACTGACCACGCAAATCCAAGTGCAGAAACACTGGCAATTGCTATGGGTTCGGCAGCAACAGGCGCCAGCATTGAAACCAGTAATCATGCGAGCTCCGAGCAAGCCAGTCCCGATTTGGACAGCACCTCAATTCAACCGGAAGTTAAGCGTATTAGCGCAACTGTATTTTCAATTGAAGGACTGATGGGTGATCAGAAAATTGATAACCCGGCCATCAATACCCCATCAAATGAAGTCGAGAAACAAGAAAAACAACCTGTGGAAACTGTAAACGATGAGCCGATGGAAACGACTGACGGTAACGAAATCGCGAGTGGTGTTGAGATTTCAGCAGGCGAAAGTATTGCTGCAGATGGTGAAGAAGTCATTGTCATAGAGCAGCCAACTGCTGAGTTCCCTGCTTACTTTGAGCCAGGCCGCTATGAAGGTTTGCCAAACGAGGTTTATCACGGCGCCAACGGTATCAGCAGTACTCAGGTGAAAGATGCGCGTGTGAGCCTGATGTATTTCCACGGCCGACATATTGCCAAAACCATTGGCCGCGAAACCAGCGAAGCATTCACGTTCGGCACTCTCGTGCACGCACTGGCTCTTGAACCTGAAACGCTGGAAACAGACTTTGCTGTTTTCCCTGGCATTCCAGATGGTGCGTTTACCAATACTGATTCGTTAAAAGCCTTCATTCGTGAATACAACGAAGGAAAAGACAAATCAGAACAGCTGAAACTGACCGGTACTAAAGATGTTCTGTCTTCAGCCATCCTGACGGTGAAGCCTGATGCCATCTTTGCAGATGAATTCGAGCAGCAATGGAATGAAGCCAATCAGGACAAAATCATACTGAGTGAACGCCAGCTCACCCATGCGAAAGCAATTCAGCAGGCGCTGTTCAACCACCCTTCTGCTGGTCAGCTACTGCAGCATCCTAACCGGGCGAACGAAGTCAGTTATTTCGGCATGGATGAGGAAACTGGTTTAGAAGTTCGCGTTCGTCCCGATCTAGAGATTGATATGAGCGGCGTTCGTATCGGCGTAGACCTCAAAACAATCAGCTTGGGAAAAGTGAAGCAGGACTTCCTGCGCGCAAAACTGCATCGCGAAATCATTGAGCGTGATTACCACCTCAGTGCTGCGATGTACTGCGATGTCGCCGACTTCAACCAGTTCTTCTGGATCTTCGTGAACAAAGACGAGGGTTACCACTGGGTGGCGATTATTGAAGCATCCGAAGAGCTGCTGGAGCTTGGCAGACTGGAATACCGGAAGGCGATAAACGCCATTAGCAACGCCCTCGATACCAATGTGTGGCCAGCACCGATTGCAGAAGACTACACCGACGAACTGAATGATTTTGACCTGCGCCGTCTTGAATCACTGCGCCTGGCATAAGGGGAAATGAACATGCAAAACACCAATATCGTAACGGCTGAACAGCAGGCTCCAAATACCATTTCTGCCAGCAACGCAATTTTTAACGTTCAGGCGCTCGGGCAGTTAACCGCATTTGCGAATCTCATGGCTGATTCACAGGTAACAGTCCCTGCGCATCTGGCAGGTAAACCAGCTGATTGTATGGCTATCGTTATGCAGGCCATGCAATGGGGGATGAATCCTTACGCCGTGGCTCAAAAGACACACCTTGTAAATGGAGTGTTGGGGTATGAAGCTCAGCTGGTAAATGCGGTCATTGCCAGTTCAAGCGCCATTCAGGGGCGTTTCCATTACCGTTACGGCGGTGAATGGGAGCGCTGCACCACGACCAAAGAAGTTACGCGTGAAAAGACCGGTAAAAATGGTAAATACACAGTCACAGAGCGCGTTCGCGGTTGGAGTGATGAAGACGAGTTGGGTTTATATGTCCAGGTGGGAGCGATCCTTCGCGGAGAGAGTGAGGTTACCTGGGGTGAACCAGTTTATCTTTCAGGTGTTGTGACGCGTAACTCCCCGTTGTGGGTATCTAACCCTAAGCAACAGATCGCTTACTTGGGCGTTAAGTACTGGGCTCGCCTGTACTGCCCTGAGGTCATTCTGGGTGTTTACAGCCCGGAAGATATAGAACAAAAGCCAGAGCGTGAAATTAACCCGGTTCCAGCCCAGCGAGTGAGCCTGAAAGAGATTGCCAGCGACTCAGTGGCCACAACCACCAGCGCGCAGGAATCCACAGCAAACATCAATGTCCTGGCTGATGAGTTCCGCGATCGTATTGAAGCTGTTCAGGATGTTGATGCGGCTAAAGCAATTCGTATAGATGTTGAGTCTGCCAAACCTACCCTGGGCAATGCTATCTACACGGAACTGAAAAACAAAGCCGTGGCACGTTATCACCGCGTGGACCATAAGAACCGCATTGAAGCTGCAATTAACTCGCTTCCAAATCCGGGGGAACCTGACGCAGCAGAACGCTTTATGGATGTTGAGCGAGCTCTTAATTCAGCTAAGCGCCACCTGGGAGACGAACTGCACGATCGGTTCACCATCACCCTCGCTGATATGAAACCAGAATACGTTGGCTAATAACTAAGTCGGGAGGGTTCGCCCTCCCTGCATGGAGTTCCTATGAGTCTCAAACATCGCTTACCAAAACTGGAAGCCAGCATTGACCAGGCGGCGCTGCGTAAAGCCGCAGATGAATACTCTGATTTACTGCTCACATTGTGCTTATGCATGAAGGTTTCAGGCCCGACACGCTCAAGCATTCGTGCATGTGCAACTGCTTTGAAAATGCGACTAACCACATGGCATAGCCAGAAAGAGCTCAATGCAATCCTTAGCAACTGGGACCCGGTTGGTTACGTGTTGGGCCTACGCCGTGAAGCCAACGAAGCCGCGCGAAGCGTAGGCGATCCGACTGACACTTTTGTTTAGGGCTGAATATGAGTGACATCATTGATAGTGCAAGTGATTTGGAAGAGTTACAACGTAACGCGGCGTTAAGCCTCATGCGCATCAACCAGAGTGCCGTATCAGCAACACATTGCAAGGAGTGCGATGAGGAACTGCCGGAGGCTCGCCGGATTGCAATCCCTGGCTGCCAGTTGTGCGCCAGTTGCAAAGAGATTGAGGAGTTGCGCGGGAAAATTCGGAGGTAAGCGTGTTCCGAATAATTCGCCCAAACACGGTATACGCAGACCTGCACGGCGAGCCCTGCGTTATCAACAGGGCTACAGCCACCGAAGTTTATTACCGGCGGCGTGGCAGGAACTGCATAGCAAGCATGGATCGTTTTAATCAGGACTTCGAGCTGCTGACGCGAGAAGAGGCAGAGATTATCAAACGAGACATTGAACAAGCCGAACATATAGCAAAACTGCGAGCCCAAAGAGCTGTTGCGGTTTGATTTCGAAATATCATTTTAAACGGCCCCGGTCGGGGCCAGTGGAGATAACAATGTTGAATGGGCAATCACATGCAATCGCAATTACCCCTGTAGTGATTAATCGTGTAACCGTGCAGCAACTGCTGGGTGGGATTTCACGTACAACATTCTGGCGTAAGCGCCAGCAGTGGGAGCAAGCTGGCACACCTTTCCCGAATAAAGCTCCTGGTACCAATCCTGGACGCGGTGGAGAACAATATCGCTATAGCGATGTAATGCGTTTTCTGACTAGTCAGGGGTTAGTTGAGTCAACACATGACTGA